ATATTTGGAATTTGATGTTTTAATAAAAAACTCCAATCTGGGTGATCTGTACAAAACCCCCATGAAGTACTACCCCATCTTTGGGATAATAATTTTACATCATATTTATCTAATTCAATTATAGATTTAACTAAATCTCTTGATCTTCCCCCGTACCCAGAATAGGTATCAAAGGGACAACTAATTACAAAAACTGGTTTATTCATTAATAATAAATTTTATGTTTTAAATGGTGTCCTTTATATTCTGTGGCGTTAGTAATATCATATTTTTCTCTAGGTTTCCAAGTATCAAATAAAGTATTAAATGCCTCTATTACTCTATTACCTTGATGTTCTGCTGTAAAACCTGCTTCATCACTTATAGCCCATTCTCTTCCTTTTAACCCTAATAATTTTCTTTCTTTACTAGGTAAATTATAAACTTCTTTAAACCTTTCAGTTACATCTTCCCAAGCACACCTATCATCATAAATGTAAGGTGTTGGGGGAGAACCTTGAATAGATCTAGAAGTTGGATAAACTGGAAATGCCCATTCACCATGTTTTTTATATGTACCCCTATGGTTAGAAGGCACATCAGAACTTGGTACAAACCATTCTCCATTTTCATCAACAAATCTCATTTGGTCTTGCATCCCACCAGTTACATTTGCTATTATTGGGGTTCCTGAAAGCATAGCTTCTGTTAAAGTTAATCCCCATCCTTCGTTTGATGTAATTAACACTTGTACATCTGCGATATTATATAAATAATTTAGTTCTTCTAAACTTAATTTATGGTGAGAAAATTTAATGGCGTTTGGATAATCTTCCCCAAACAAATATTCATTTACTTTATATAAATCAGTACCAGCATCAGTAACTGCTTCAGTATGCATTACTAATTTACATTTATTAGCTTTTTCTTCAGGAAGTGAATCTAAAAATGCCCTAAAAGCTAACATTGTATCTGGAATTGCTTTACGTCTAATATTTCTTGAATTAAAAAATACAACAAATTCAGGAATATCATTTCCAAAAAAGTTTTTCTTAAAATCAATAAATTGGGGGTCATTTTCATCTAATGGTTTATATGTATTATGATCTAAACCATGGGGTATGTACTTAATTACTTTATTTTTAGCTTCTTCTCCTAATACAATTTTATTAATATTAACAGTTTGTTTTGATATACCCATTAATAAATCACAAGCTTTATAATAAGGTTGATTGTACATGGGTGCAGGATAATCGTCCCAAATATTTAAATAAGTAATTGGTACTTTTTTTCTAAGTTCTACTTCCATATTAAAAATATGAATAAAATATCTAGGATCAGTAATTAACATTATAGCATCAGGATTTTCTAACTCCATAACTTTTCTAATAATATTTGCATCTCCATATCCATTTACAGGATATGAAAATAATGAACTATCCGAAATTCCTACTTCATCATTAACACTTTGGGATAAATCTAATCGTTTTCCTACTTCGGGGTGTTTAATAGCACCTGCAATATTAACCCAATTAAAATGGTGAGAAGTTTTTAAAACTATTTGTTTTGCTACTGTAGCTATCCCTGAATGGACTCTAATATCATCACAGATTAATAATATTTTCTTCCTTTTGTCTTTAGGAAGATGTTTAAAACTTTTATTCATTTATTTTTAGATTTATAGTTCGAGATTAGTTTGATTTGTGATTGATTTACGAAAATCTTCATCCGTAAGATACAAAAATAAACTGCGGTCAGCAAGTTTTTGAAAAGAAAATTTTCTTTTTACACATTCAATTTTAAAATTCTCAAATAAATCACTTTTGACTTTAACACTTGTTAGTGTCATATCTTTTTTTACGCTCATAGTCTTTATTTTAATAACATTATTTAGGTATACATATATACAAAAATTAGTAGATTATACCTTCTCCACAATTTTCTTTATCTTCTTTATAAGGACAAAACATACAATTCCATTTTGAAACAGATTTTGGATATTCTAATTCCTTTATATCTCCGTTAGAATTAAAACATTCATTTATAAAACTATTTATTGCTTTTTTAGCTCGTCCTAGTTTAATTTTACCACTTGGTGGACTAAATTGTTGTACTCTATATGCTTGATGAGGTGACATTATTTTTTCATCATCCCAATCCATTACTTTTCTTTTAACAATAAAAAACTCAATTTCAATTTTATCTAAAGGTATCCCATATTGTTCTGAGAAGTATTGTTTGTATAAGAGTAATTGATATTGTTTATCTTCATTTTTTTTATCTTGTTCCCTCCATCCACGAGTACTGGTTTTAATATCTATTATTTTAAATGTCTCTGTTGGTTCATGATACATTACAACATCTAAGAAACCCGCGTATAATATATTATTATACATTTTATTTGGTGCTATTACTAATGGTATTTCACAACCAACTAAGTGCCAACCTCGTTTTTGAAAGTATCTAGATCTTTTTTTCTTAAACCAATTTAATATGCCCATTCCATCTTCATAAAATTCTCTCATCTCTTCAGCTGAGGAAAAATGTTGGTCATTATTTTTTTTATATTGATTTTGGTATTCACCTATAAATTTTTCTTGAAAAAATTCTTCCATATTAATCTCCCTATCAGCAACTGAAAATGATTGATCATATGCTACATCTAAATAATGTTGCATTACTTCATGTATAGCAGTTCCAAATACAGTATGAATTGAAGAAGTAAAACGTTTAATTTTATCCTTATACTGTAATTTCCACCTATGGGGACACCCTCTGAATATAGACATCTGAGAATATGATATATTCTTTTGATATGCATAATTAACGGGTGTTGGAGGATTATTTCTAATCTCCTTTATAATTTTTGGGATTTTTTTAGCCAAAATTATTTTTTTTATTTATAACTTTTTTAATATCTAATTCTCTATAATGTGTAGTTCTACTGTAAAGTAAAACATTATTTAATTCTTTATCAGATTCCTCTTTTTTTTGGTAAGTAGAATCAAATTCACTTTTATTAAAACTATAATGTAAATGTTCAAAAAGTATTTTATCTATATAATGAGAAGTATTAGATTTTTTAGCTACTTCAGTCATCCACCTATCACTTTCACCAAAATCAAATATTGGGGGATAAAAGTATCCTAAACATTCTATATAATTTCGGTGAAGGCAATGATGTGTTGCTAGTTTTTCCCCCCAAAATCCATCATTCCAATACACAAAATTCATTTTATTAGGACAGGCATTAATATTATTAATTAAAATTTCATCCCAATTATCTGTAATGCATATATTATCATCCCCTAAATTAAGGAATATATCTGATGTTGCTAGTTTGTAAAGTTTATTTGGATAATCACTTAATATTAAAGAGGGACCTATTTCTATTTTAATAGATGAAGGATATTTTTGATTATATTTTTCTAGTAAAGAAGGATATTCATCTAAATAATCATCATCATTATCAAAATAAAATAAAACTTCTATATGGTTAGGAAATTTAGATCTAGAAAATAAAGAATCACAAAGTCTTATAACATTTTTTGGTCTATTCCTACTTGGAACTAATATTGAGATATATTTTTCCAATATAACTTATTTTTTCCATTTATCTCGACCTACTAAAAGACCAATTATTCCATAATTAGCAATATCAATAAATGTATCTTGCATACCTTCACCTTCAACAAATGATCTACCGTTAATTAATAGATTTTTTAAACGTGATATTTTGTCAGTTAATCTAATACATAACCCAGTTAATGAAAATTGCTTGTCATCGCTGTTACTAACGATATCTCCGCCTAAAGCTATGTTATTTAAACCGTAGTCTAAATGCTTACGAGCAAACATTTCATACATTTCTTTTTGTATGGTTTTAAATTCATCTGATAGTTCTGGGTATTCATGTTCAAATATCTCTACGGGACTTGAATTTAAATGGGGAGTTGGTTTTGGTCTTTTAGCATCCATTATTTCTCTATCGCTCATTATTTCGTGGTATTTAGTTATAGTATCACCCATTAATTTGTTCTTTACTATCTGAAAAGTATATATTTAATACTGCAAGTCTATCATCAGCATCAACTAGATTTATAAGTGCTTCTTCAGCATTTTTGTAAAAATCTTCAGTTGAATGATCCCCAATACCTACTGCTTTATTTCCTAATAATTCAAGTGATAATAATGCTTTGGCTTTATCTGCTTCTGCAGATGTTTTTAACATGGTATATAATTCTTTTGTCATTTTAATTATGGTTTTTTTTAATTTTTATTTATATCCTGGGTCAATAATTGAACTTCCTCTATAGAAGTCGGTTAAATATTCTTTAAAACTTAGCATTGGGATATGTTCTGTGGTAAATATATAATTTAAAAATATATCCCAAGCATGCCATCCTTTATTTAAAATAGTATCTAACCACCAAATTTTAAAATTAGGGTTTACCATATAACAGTAAGCTCCAATCATTCTATTACTTTCCCATAATTCATTTGTTAATTGTTTATAGCAACCTCTATTTTCTTCATTATTATGAGAAGGAGTTTCAAATCTTAATATTTTATATTTATTTTTTACCATATACTCAGCTCCAATTTTAATTTTTTTATTCATTAAATCAATGTTAGGGATATGAGTATCATTTTCACATATAATAGTAGGACTATTTTTACACATTGCAGCTGCAATGGCTTGAGTGTGAGATTTAAAACAACCATAATGGGGGGGTGTTAATCCCCATTCATCATATTTTTTAGTCATTTTAATATCACTTTTTTCACCAAATGCTAAATTTGAGGGGGGCATCTCAGTAAAATTAGGATTTATATGTCTAATATAATCTACATCTAATTTATTTAAATCAGAATGAGATTTAATTTCCTTAGAATCTAATGGATTTGATGATATTTGAATTAAATGTATTTTCATTTTAATAAGGATTTTATTTCTTTTTTATCTAATCCCATATCATGTAATATACGATTTATTTCTACAGAACCCAATAAATTTATATATTCTTTTGCTTCTTTTGAAGAACATTCATAATAATCCTTAATATAATTTATTAAATCTTTATTTGGTTGTTTTATTTTAGACTTAATATATTTATTCCATTTATTATTTTTAGGAATAAATTCTTTATAAATAGAATATATTTTTTTCTTATCAGTAGGCAATATTTCTTGGATTTCATTTACTAATTCAATATTAGAACAATCCATAGATAAAAACCTATGAATCATATAACTATTCCAAACCTCCCAATCTTTATTAGTGAAAGACTCAACAGGAGGTTTAGTAGTATTAATTGCTTTTAACCAATCAAAAATGTTTTTCATTTAACAAAGCTCATCTGCCATTTCTTCCCTTAAATCCTTAGGTACTGAATCTGTTAAGATTTTATTTGTTTCAGGATCAAAAAATACAGGGATGGGCATAATAGCATCTTCATTAGTTCCAGCTACAAATTTAGATACTTTTCTTAGGATTATTCCTTGTTGGAATAAGTAACCCCCATTAAAATTTTTAACTTCACTAGTGTTTTTTAAATCAATTTGAGGTTGGTTTAATTGTGATGATTCCATAATTATTTATTATTTATTAAGTTTTGAATTAACGACATTGTATTTATTTCCTTGTCGATTCGGAAATTTGCTTTATATTGATGTTCATTTATTAAAATAGATGCTGTACCTTCTTTATCTTGTAAATATTCAGATGACCTTTCATATAGTGCTCTGAATAATTCATCAAAATCATCTACATTAGCATCAGCTATAATTTGACGTATATCATTATAACAATCTATTTTATTATGTTTAGATCCCTCTGATAAGGCATTAATAACTTTATCTATATAATTAGATGATACTAATACTGATTGGTCTAAACTAAGATAT